GCTTCTACTGATGGAACATGCACTTTTCGCGCGATGACAGCATCAAGGGCGACTTCGACGTGCGCGCAACGGGCGTGTCCTCGCTGATGGCGAAGGAAGTCAAGGCGCAGGCGCTCGCACAGTACGGCGCCACGCTGCAGCCGGAGGAACGGGCCTACATCAGATGGGACAAGCTCGCGGAGCAGAAGGCGCAGGCGCTGGACCTGAGCGAGGTCGTCAAGACCCGCGAAGAAGTCGATCAAGAAATGCAGTCGCCGGCCGCACAGCAGCAGCAGCAGATGCAGCAGATGGCGCAGCAGCTCGCCGTGGCCGAGCAGGAAGCCAAGATCGCGAAGCTCAAGGCCGAGTCGAACCGGATCGAAGCCGAGCGGCTGAACCGCATGGTCGAAGGCATCTATGCCGCAATGCAAGCCGCAGGCGTGGCCGCGCAGTCGCCGGCCGTGGCCGCTGGCGGGGACGCGATCCTGCAGTCCGTGGGCTACAAGGACGCAACGCCGAATGATCCGGTGACAGGCGCACCGCAAGGCGGGCTGATGCAGGCCCCGCAAGGCAGCGCAAACCCTGAGCCCATGCCCGACCCGAACGCAGGACAGCGGGCCGGCATCCAGACGGCTGACATCGAGGTCGCGCAATGAAGCCCCTCACCGACGTAACCGAAGCCGGCAAAGCCGCCGCCGAAGCGCACGCCAACCTGATGAAGCAGCGGCACACCGACGCCTACCGGCTGACGGTCGAGTGGCTGGACGCACTGGCGGCGCAGCACCAGGCGCACGCCTTGGCGATGCCTGTCGAGCGGCTGGCCGACAACCAGGTGCGCACCCGGCAATTGATCGCGCTGCGCGATGCGCTCGTGGTGCAAAACGGCAGCATGGGGTTTGTGTTTTGATGAACGATGCAAGCATTTTCGTCGGCGACTGTCTCGCCACGCTGCGCACCATGCCTGACGACTCCATCGACAGCATCGTCACCGATCCGCCGTATGGCCTTAGCTTCATGGGCAAGCGATGGGATTACGACGTGCCGAGCGTCGAGATATGGGCCGAGTGCCTGCGCGTGCTGAAGCCGGGCGGCACCTGCTGGCGTTCGCAGGGACGCGCACGCAACACCGGATGGCGGTGCGCATCGAGGACGCGGGGTTTGAAATCCGCGACATGATCGCGTGGGTGTATGGGTCCGGGTTTCCCAAATCGCTTGATGTCAGCAAGGCAATCGACAAGGCGCGCGACGATAGCGCGGACATCCTGCGCGTGACCACGTTCATGGCCGACGCGGCGGAACGTGCCGGCGTCACACGCGCCGACGTTGACGCCCACATGGGCGTCAGCGACATGGGCGGCTGGTGGCTATCGCGGCTGCAGCACCGGTGCCAGTGCCCGAAGTGGGACCAGTGGCTGCAGCTTAAAGCGCTGCTGGGCCTGTCCGACGAAATGGACGCCGAGGTCTGGCGCCTGAACGGCCGCAAAGGTCAACCGGGCGAGGCCTGGGCTGAGCGCGAGTTCTACGACAAGCCGACGGGCGGCTTACACGGTGGCAGCGGCAACACGGTTGGCGCGTTCACCGGCAAGCAAGCCAAGCCCGGCGGCGTGCTGGACGCCGCCCGTCAGTGGCAAGGATGGGGCACCGCCCTAAAGCCCGCCCTGGAGCCGATCACCGTGGCGCGAAAACCCCTCCAGGGCACGGTGGCCGAGAACGTGCTGACGCATGGCACGGGGGCGCTGAATATTGACGGGTGCCGGGTGGGTGATGAAGTACGCACCGCCGCTTTTACTTCGCTAGCTCCGTGTCACGGCAATGCGCTTGGTAAGGCGGGCACAGCCGAAGCGCGCAGAGGGACGCAGGGAGAGGCAAAACAGTACGTCGGCCGCTGGCCGGCAAATCTCATCCACGACGGCAGCGAGGAAGTGGTGGGGTTGTTTCCGCAGGCCAAAGGCCAGCAAGGCACAGTGACCGGAGAGGAGCCAAGCGGAAAAACAAATGCCATCTATGGCCCGTTTAACGGCCGCCGCTTCGCTGTTCCGCGTAGCGACACCGGCAGCGCAGCCCGCTTCTTCTACTGTGCGAAGGCATCGAAAAAAGACCGCGGCGAAAGCAATACCCACCCCACCGTCAAGCCCACCGACCTCATGCGTTACCTCTGCCGCCTTGTAACCCCGCCCGGCGGCGTGGTGCTGGATCCGTTCATGGGCTCAGGTTCCACTGGTAAGGCTGCCGTGCTTGAAGGGTTCAAGTTCATCGGCTGCGAGCTGTCGCCGGAGTATGCGGAGATTGCCCAGGCCCGCATTGCTGCCGCACAACCGCAGCACAACCGCAGTACATCCGCTGCACAACCGCAGCCCGCCGACCTCTTCACCGAATAACCAGACTCACCCTGAACAAGACCGCCGAAAGGCGGTTTTTTTTCGCCCGGCGCTCGGGCCACACCCGGCCTAAAGGAGGGCCACTCGCATGAAAAACACCCCGATGGACGATTACCGCAGCGCGTTCAACAGCGACGCGGAAGACATGAACGTGGCTGGCAACAACCCGACCCCGGCCGCGCCGGAAGAAAAGGAGTCGCCGGCCGTGGCGGTCGTGATCGCCGAACCGACGCCCGAAGGCGGCACGGCGGACACGATGGACCCGAAGGATGCGCAGCGCGCGAAGTCGTGGGAGGGCCGCATCAAGAAACGCGAAGCCGAACTCGCGGCCCGCGAAGCCGAACTCGCCGCGCGTGAAGCGCAACTGCAGGGCGACCCGGAAATGATGATGAAGGGCGGCAAGGTCGCCTGCAAAGCGGACGGCGGCAAGGTCAAAGACGACTGGAAGCGCATGCAGGTTGGCGAGAACCGAATCGACGTTGGCGGCGAGCCTGGCGCGCGCCGCACCGTGACCGAGATCACCGTCTCTGATGACGAAGGCAATCAGCGCATGGCCAGCCGCTACATGGACAACAGCGAGGCCGCCGACATGGCTGAATCGCTGCGCAGCCGCAATGGTGTGAAGATGGCCGAAGGCGGCAAGGTCGATCCCGCGGACAACGAAGCGCCCGACCTGTTTGCCGGAGGCGACGGCATGGCCGATCCTGGCATGACCACGATGGACGCCGACATGGCCGGCATGGCCGAAACGGATGCCGCGCAAGCCGCTGACCCCATCGCTCAACTGGCCGCGGACTATGGCCCGGAATTCGTGTCCGCACTGGATGCCCTGATCGAGCGCCGTGCGCGCGCCATCGTCGAAGAGATGGGTGGCGCGTTCGCCTCCGAGATCGACGGTAAGATCACCGAGATCATGAAGGCCACGAACGACGGGTTCGGCCTGATGCAACAGGAGATCCTGCTGTCGGTCGCCGACGACATCGAGGACGTGCTGGAGAGCGAAGAATTCACCGCCTGGGTAGAAAGCCTGCCCGAAGCCGAAAAGGCGAAGGCGCAGCAGGTGATCGAGGCCGGCACCCCGAGCCAGGGCGTCAAGCTCATCAAGGGGTACAAAGCCCGTGCGCAAGGCCCGAGCCCGCAGGATGTATGGGCCGAAGATGCCGCCGTGGCCGTCAAAGGAAAGTCGCCCGTCCGCCTGCCGGGCCGCCCCGCCATGTCGCCCGATGACGAATACCGGGCCGCGTTCAACGCTGCCTGACCGATCAAGCGCGGCCTAGGCCGATCACCGAACGTGCCGGGGATGTCTCCTAACCCGGTCCGGCCGCGCTCCTTTTTTTACGGAGACGGAGATGCATCATGCAAGACATCGGATTCCCGCTGGTCACGTCGATTGACGGCGAGGCCCGCGCCTCCACGATTGTGATCGCCAAGGGCGTCGAGCAGCAGCACGCAGGCGTCATCAAGCTCTTGCGCAAGCACATCAATGACTTCGAGGCGTTCGGCCACGTGGATTTCAAATCCGAGGTGGTGAATCGCCGCCAGGGCGGAGGATCGCTGCGCGAGTACGCCATGCTCAACGAGCATCAGGCCGGCCTGCTGATCGCATTCATGCGCAACAGCCCGCGCGTGGTGGCGTTCAAGGTTTCGCTGATCCGCGAGTTCTTCCGCATGCGCGACGAACTGCAGCGGCGCGAACAGGGTTTATGGGCGCAGATGCAGGCACTCATTGCCGAGGAAGTCGAATCAAAGGTGCGCGCCTCGTTCGGCTCCTGCCTGATGCTGCAGCGCAAGCGTGAAATCCCCGAGTTCAGTGCGCAGTTCGCCGAACTCGAAGACCGAATACAGCAACCCCTTCTTCTCAACTGAGCCCGCCCGCAAGCGGGCTTTTTCGTTTCTGGCCGCCGCCGAACGGCCCATCCCTCCTTTCGGCACCTCGCAGCACGCTATCCCCGAACAGGGTAGGTCCGCGCCGGTTTTGCAGTGCCGGGACACGCATCATGCGCCCCACATGGCAAGGCAAGACGGCATACGAGGCTGAAGACCCCGACGCGGAAAAGAGCGGCAGCGCAACACCTCTGTCCTCATCCGAAAAAGGAACCAAGCCATGAATGAATTTGGCGATCTGACCGTCACCCAAGCCGCGTACTCGGCCCGCAAGCTCCTGGAGCGCGCGACCCCGTACTGCATCCTGCAACAGACCGGCGCGATGAAGCCCCTGCCGGCGAACAACACCAAGACGCTGAACCAGCGCCGCTACAAGTTCGCGCCGAACAGCGGCAAGTTCTCGGCGCTGGGCGTGCCGCTGTCGGCCAGCGGCTTTCTGCTGACCGAGGGCGTGACCCCGGCCTCGATGGACATCGTGGTCGAGAACTACGACCTGGCCCTCGCGCAGTACGGCCTCGTGACCGGCGTCACCGATGTGGTCGACGACACCCACATCGACCCGGTGCTCGATGAAATCTACGGCGGCATCGGCGAAGTGGCCGGCCCGGTCG